TTGCACCTAAAGACTGCTCTCCAACAGCAGTGTTACAAGCGCCTTCTGTATTACAAAGTAAAGAACTTCTACCCACTGCAGTGTTATTAGACCCTGTTGTGTTTTCGAACATAGAGTCCAATCCTAATGCAGTATTAAAACCACCAGTAGTATTGCAAAATAAAGCTTGTCTGCCTACTGATGTATTTCTAGAACCTGTTGTATTAAATTTTAAAGAAGATGTACCTACTCCAACATTAAAACAACCTGTTGTGTTTAGAGTTAAAGATAATTCTCCAACAGCCACATTTTCATTTGCTGTTGTATTACTTTTTAAAGCCTCTGAACCTAAAGCTGTTAATGATGTTCCTGTTGTATTACATCTTAAACTAACATAACCAACTGCTGTATTATTATTTGCTGTATTTTTTTTTAAGGCTTCTGTTCCAATCGCTACATTTTCAGAATTTGTTTGTGTATCGCACATAGCAAATGCACCCATACTTACATTATTATCTCCTGTAGTAATGTTGGTTCCAGCTCTACTACCCACTGCAACATTGTAATTACCACTAGATTGAACACTATCTAATGCTGTATCTCCTAAAGCTACGTTTTCTGTTCCTGTTGGATAATTACCATCTAATTTTATTGTGCCACCATCTACACTAACATTACCGGCAACAGTTAATCCATCTGTTACTGCTGTTCCTGTAACATCTATACCGGTAGCTGTTGTTTCTAATTTTTTTGCGTTGTCGTGATAAAGCTCGACTGAACCATCTTCAGTCATGGTATAAAGAGTTTCACTTCTATCTGCTTTTTGAAAAATAAATGAGTTACTTGAAAAAATTAAAGCACCAGTTCCTTCGTCAGCTATAAAACTATTTCCACTTCCTGAATTGTGGTAAATTTGTAAATCTGAACTAGCACCAAAGATAGCTTTTTTATTATCACCTAATAAAATATCTTCTGTAAATGTAACGTCTTCGTCACTTGAAATTGTAATTGCAACTGAAGTTGCATTGTCATCTATACCCGCAGAAGTAAAACCAGAAACGGAACCTTGAATAGCTAATGTGGCTCCACTAGGTATAGTAAAAGTATCACCACTGTCACCTAAGGTAACAGCGGTGCCAGATCTTGGACTGAGTTTATTTACTTTTATTTCACTCATTTATCTTCTGTTTTTACTTCCTCTTTTTCTTCTTCAGGTAGATTTGATTTTAAAATATCTAAATAATGTTTTAACAAAATCTCATTGTGGTCAAAATTAATTTTTAACTTACTTTGATTTTGATTAATTACTTGGATATTATTTAACGCAACTTTCCCTTCATCTGAAAGCTTAGTTTCATCGTACTTTTTATCGTCAATTGTGATCATTTAGACTCCTAGCTTGCTGTATAAGCTTTACCGGCAGTGATCGCTGCATTAACTGCAGACATGTCTTCATCAGTCCAATAATCTTTAGCAACCATGAGTTCTAAGTGTTCAACATTTCTATCTACACAAGATTGTCTTTCAGCTGCTTCTTCATCCGCCATTTTAGAACCATCAATGATACCATTGATTAGATCTACAGAATGACCCATAGCTGTATAGTCTTGAGCGATTTCTTCTGCTGTTTTTACTTCGTCTGACATAGTTTATCCTCCTTGATTATATTGTTGCGCACGCAACTTTTGTATTGATTGTATCAATTTTTTTTAAATTATCAATAATAAGCTTAGGTTCTACCATATTGTTTCTTGGGTCACTATCATTAAATTTAGATTCATCCCATTCTTTTCCCATGTGAAAATGTAGGTTTTTATTGTGTGAATAACCAAATTGTATCCACCTTGTTGAACCCCAAATAACAACTCCAGCTTTTTTAGCTGACGGTGAGAAATGCTGTAAACAGCTATCTATACTAACAAAGGTTTCAGCACCTTTTAACATTTCATGAATCTGGGCCCAATGTAGATCACATCTAATTGTACCATTAAAATGTGGTTCATTAGGTAAAACACAATTAATAATAGTTGTATCTTTATATTCTTCAAGTAGCATATTAACTACTTGTTGAGCAAGATAAGGTTGATAATTTCTATTTGGATTAATGTTTGTATATTGAACATTTGTCCCATAATTCCATTTAGCCTGGCCACCTGAAAACTGAATCATGATATATTTACCAATATTATTATCTCCTAACCATTTAGTAACAGATGCTTTATGTTGATCTGTATATAATTTAGGTGTCATTGATTTTTCGTATTTAACACCGTGATGTTCACAGTAACTTTCAATAAGATGTTGTTTACCAAATTGAAAATTTGATTTGTATGGCTCACAATAAAATATATTATCAGACGCCATGATTCTTGGATCTTGTAAAGGTATAGTTTGTTCTAATGCAAGTTTAACATCAGAGTTTCCTGCAAAACAATCTATGTACGGAGTGTATATTTGTACTTCCGATTTTTTTCTTAGTTTAGGTAATAAAGCAGTAAATGCAGTACATTTACCAACACCACCTTCTACAACGTATGTATTAAGCATTATATTCCTTTCGTTTATATTAGTTGTTTTCTAACGCTTCTATTCTAGATTTCAAGTCTTTATTTGTTTCTGATAATTCTTTTATTGCATTGACTAAGTACCAAGTTATGTTATCAGGGTCTACAGTTTTAACTCCTGTTGATTCTGTTTTTACAACATCTGGTAAAATTTGTTCTATCTCTTGTGCGATAACACCAAGTTGAATACCTTCTTTTTCTATAGCTTGATCTTTAGGTAAATCTATTATCTCATCTTTTTTTCTATACTCAAAATTTCTAACTTGTATTTTAGATATTTTTTCTAACCCTATATTATTATCAACAATATTTTTCTTTAATCTTTGATCTGATGTAGTTTGCCAAGTTGAAGCATTGCTTCCTTGAAAAATACCACCTGTACCACCAGCTACAATAAAACCTGTATTACTTCCTTTTCCAACAATTTGAGAATGCGCTCCAATAACTAAACTATTTTCATCATCTGCCGCAGCTGGAGAGGTATAAGCACCTAAAAAAGTATTATGATCTCCTGTAGTAAGATTAACTGCCCAAGCACCAGCTTGAAATCCTATTGCTGTATTTTCTGTTCCTGATGTAACTGCATGTAAAGAATTTACTCCGACAGCAACATTGTAATCTGCATTTGATGAATCTAATGCAAATGCACCAATGGCTATTTGCCTACAAGCTGTAGTATTAGCTTTTAAAGCCTCAATACCCATTGCTGTGTTTTGACAACCTGTTGTGTTAGCTTGTAAGGCATCATATCCAACAGCTGTGTTATTAGAGGCTGTTGTGTTAGATTGTAAAGCATCTAAACCTATTCCTGTATTTGTACTACCTGTGGTATTTGAATCTAAAGCATCTTTTCCAACTGCTATATTACCACTACCTGTTGTGTTAACACGCATTGCATTTAAACCCATAGCTGTGTTGCTTGAAGCTGTAGTATTTAAAAGTAAAGCATCATAACCTACTGCTGTGTTTCCTGTTCCTGTAGTATTGGCACATAATGCATTACCACCTAAAGCAGAGTTTGTTGAACCTGTTGTATTTTTACATAGAGCTTGATTTCCAACAGCTACGTTATTACCAGCTGTTGTGTTTGCTGTTAGTGCGCTATTACCAACTGCTACGTTAGGAGTTCCTGTTGTGTTAGAACATAAAGAAAATATACCAACAGCAACATTGTTAGAAGCTGTTGTATTTTTACATAAAGATCTTAAACCAACCGCAACATTACCAGCACCTGTTGTATTAAGCTGTAAAGTACCAGCACCAACCGCTACGTTATTAGCTGCTGTTGTAGTATTACCCATACTTGATCTACCAATTGATACACTACAACTACCTGTTGTCATAGCACCAGAAGAATTACATCCTATTGCTGTGTTACATCCACCTGTTGTATGTGCGGCTAAAGCATTATGGCCTACTGCTACACTGCCAGAAGCTGTTGTGTTGGCATTTAAAGAAGAAGAACCAACAGCGGTATTGGTTGCTCCTGTACCATTTTGTTGTAATGCTCCATTACCTACACCTGTATTGTTACTTCCTGTACTTGAATTTTGCATAGCAGAAACACCTATTGCTATATTGCAACAACCAGTTGTTCCATTTCTTATAGCATTTACACCTATACCTACATTTCTATCTCCTGTAGTGTTATCTCTCAAAGAAGCAGAACCTAAAGCTGTATTATTTGTTCCTGTTGTATTATCATTTAAAGAACAATGTCCTACTGCTGTGTTAGCATTTGATGTAGTATTAGATGTTAATGCTAAATATCCTATAGCTGTATTACAATCAGCTGTATTATTTCTTAATGTATCAGTACCCATTGCAACATTTTTAGTTCCTGTTTGATTGACACACATAGAATCAAGTCCAATGGCAATGTTGTTATTAGCTGTCGTATTAGCAGTTAGAGCACTTTTTCCGACTGCAACATTATTTGTACCTGTTGTGTTAGCTTTTAAAGCTTCTTTTCCAACTGCTGTGTTGTTGGAAGCTGTTGTGTTAGCACATAAAGATGAAAAACCTACTGCTGTATTATGAGAACCTGTAGTGTTACAAGCTAATGAAAGATAACCAACTGCAACATGATTTTCTCCACCTATATTTTTCATTAATGAAGCACTTCCTACACCAGTATTTTGAATTCCTGTGCTATCTCTTAATGAATTTGCTCCTAATGCTGTATTATGATTTGATGATACGTTTGTCTTCAAAGCACATACACCTAATGCTGTATTTAAAGTTCCTGATGTGTTATTAATTAAACTAGCTTTTCCAACAGATGTATTATCATCAGCTGTATTAGATTGTAAAGCGTCCATACCGACAGCAACATTATTTGTTCCTGTCACGTTTTCTTTTAAAGCACTATGTCCAATGGCTGTGTTGTTATCTGCTGTAGTATTTTTGCATAAAGTTCTATATCCAAGTGATGTATTAAAACTTCCTGTTGTCATAGAATCTGATGAAATTCCTCCAACAGCTGTGTTTTCTGAACCTGTAGTATTAGCTATAAGTGCGTTTACTCCAACTGCAACATTAGTTGCTCCTGTGGTATTAGATTCCATTGCATTTCTACCAATAGCGGTATTACAATCACCTGTATTATGTCTTAAAGAATCTTGACCCATAGAGGTATTAGAATCAGAAGTTTGATTTGTGCAACCTGAACGTAGCCCAACAGCTGTGTTACCGTCACCTGTTGTGTTAGCACAAAGAGAATTATGTCCTATTCCTGTGTTATGAATACCTGTCGAATTGCAATGTAGTGCATATCTACCCATGGCAGTATTGCAAGCTCCTGTTGTGTTACAACGAAGTGTGTTACTACCAACAGCTACGTTATCTCCACCTGTTGTATTAGCAGCCATTGAAAAAGAACCAACTGCTGTATTTGAACTTGCAGATTCGCTAGCATCTAAAGCACAGATACCAACTGCTGTATTGTGATTTCCTGAAACGTTTCTACACAAAGCACAAGTTCCTAATGCTGTGTTTCTAAATCCTGTGGTATTACAAGCCATTGCTTTAAATCCTAAAACAGTATTTTCATAACCCTCTGTATTGCAACAAGAAGCAGCACTACCAACAGCTGTATTTGAATAGCCATTTGTGTTAACAACTAAAGAATTATAACCAACAGCTGTATTATTATCTGCTGATATATTTGAATTAAGTGCATTCATTCCTAATGCTGTATTTTTATTTCCATCAGCATTTGTTCTTAAACTTCCTCTACCAACTGCTGTATTTTCTGCTCCTGTGGTGTTAGCACACAAAGAAAATATACCAACTGCTGTATTTTCTGAAGCTGTTGTGTTAGAAAGTAAAGCATTTACACCAACTGCTGTATTACCAGCACCTTCTGTGTTAGCAGTCATAGAATCAGTTCCAACTGATGTATTACAAGACCCTGTTGTATTAGTAGTCAAAGAATTTCTTCCTATTGCTACAGTTTTAATTGCTGAAGTACTAGAGTCTAAAGCACAATGCCCTACTGCTGTATTATTTGAACCTGTCGTGTTAGATTTTAAAGATTCAAAACCTACTGCTGTATTACCAGCTGCTGTGTTATGATACATAGAACAAAAACCAATTGCAACGTTGGTTGAAGCTGTTGTGTTGGTAAATAAAGAGCAAGTTCCAACAGCAACATTAGTTGAACCTTCTGTATTGCTATATAAAGAATACATTCCATTACCTGTATTGCATGAACCTGTAGTGTTTGCAGATAAAGAATTACGACCAAAAGCTGAATTTCTTGTTCCTGTTGTGTTTGTAAGCAAAGAACAAGTACCAAATGCTGTGTTATTGCAAGCTGTTGTGTTAGCTTTTAAAGAATCTTTGCCATATGCTGTATTTGAATGACCTGTGCTATTAACTAATAAAGCATTATGACCAACTGCTGTATTGTTATCTACTGTATTTGCATCAAGAGCCTGTGTACCTATTGCAACATTGTTTGAACCTGTTTGATTTGCTTCAAGAGAATTAACACCCACAGCAATATTAGAACCACCTGTTGTATTATTTGCTAAAGAACCATATCCAACACCTACATTAGAAGCACCAGAAGTATTATCTGTTAAAGATGTACTACCAATTGCTGTATTAAAGTTTCCGCTTAAACTTCCACTATCTAAAGCAGCATTACCTAAAGCAAGATTACCTGTACCTGTTGGATAATCTCCATCTAATTTTATTGAGCCGCCATCTGTAGAAAAATTACCAGCATTAGTTATTCCATCTGTTGTAGTAAGACCATCAACATCCAAATTTGAAGTAACATTTAAATCTGCTGGAAGAGTAACATCACTGTTTGCATCTTCTACAACTGCCTTTGTTGCAGGTAGAGTACAGAATACATCTTTTGTACCTGCTGAAAAGTTTACAGCATTGTTTGAGTTTGATGAAGTAATAGGTGTTGTTCTTGCTAAAACACCTGCTGATACCGTTCCAAGACCAACTTCAAATTCTGAATTTGCTTGGTTAACGATTGCATAATAAGTTGTATTGCCATTTCCTATTGCACTAGAAAATGTTTCAAAACCTTGAACGGCTCCTGCTAATGTAAAATTACCTGTACCTGTTGTAGTAGAGGTTTCTCTTACTCTGTCATGTATTACTAACGCCATTTAATACTCCTAACCAGAGATTCTCAATATAGCTGCTGAAGTTGTAAATGCTGGAAATACAACTGTGAAAGTCCCTGACGTACTAGTTTTATCTGCTCCAAAATCTAATACTGCAACAGCTGCATTGGTTGTAGCTGAAGATGTATTATAGATTAATGCACCTCTTGCTGTAATTGTTGCCGAAGTAAACGACAAATCTGCAAAATCAACAATAGCAACACCTTTACCAGTTCCTGAACCAATAGAAGTACCACTGTTAACTAAAGCTCCACCACCAGCTGCATAAGTTCCTGTGTTACCAACTTCATTGGTATTTGCATAAGCAGTTGTAGTTGAGTTTAGAGTTGCTGAAGAAGTATAAAGAGCTAGCTTAAATTTATCACCACCTGATTGTTTAAAATTGTGGTCACCTTCTAATAATTGTTTTTTAAATGCATTTGCGATTGCTTGTGTTATAGCCATAGTTTATCTCTTATTTTCCTCCGACACGAGGAACACCTGACTGGTATTCATCACGTCTTCTTCTTCCCATTTGTTCTGTAGCAAACCCTTGTACCGCTTGTTTATATCGTCCCTCATATAATTGTAAAAGATCTGCTGGTCCTTTTAAAAAACTAAAAGCTTCGACTAAACATGCATACAAAAGTCCGTTGGGAAAATACTTACTCAAGTATGTTTGTGTATTTGTACTAGATAAACCTGGGTCTTTCAAGATATAATTGACTTGAACTTGATATGTTGAGTTAGGAGTAGGTGCTAAAACCATTTTATCATCCTCCCACATACCGTAATATTTAGGTTCTCCAGTAACTCCTGTAGAATTAAATTCAGACATAAAACTTGTATCTCTAAATTCTAAAAAATTTCTCGTGGATCCTGAACCACCGTTCACTATTTGAACAGATCTAATTACTAAAGCATCACTTGGAGTAGAAATAAACCTGTCGTTTGTAACTAAATTAGCTGTAGCATATCTTCTATTATTATCTGAATCTACGTCTCTAAAAATTCTAAATTCAGCATCTTCAATAAAACCGTTTACAATAGTAGTAGTTAATACATTACTATCTACCTCCGTATAATCGCTGATTTTTTGTACTAATTCTGCATAAGTCATTATTCAGAACTCTCCTTATATTTTCTACGTATTTTTTTTACTTTATGATCTTCTTCTATTATTTCTTGAAGTTCAGGTTTAAATAAGTTTTTAATAAATTTAAAAAATTTTTTAATCATGGTGATATTGTTATAGGTCCTACAGAACACCCATAACCTCCTCCTTTTATATTTCCTGTTGTAGCAGTATCTGTATTAACTGTAAAGAAGAAGAAATTACTCAATGCAAAATCAGTTGTAATTCTTATTCCATTTTTAAATAAACCAGTTGTAATAGCATATCCAGATCCTTGAGTTATTTGCGCTCCAGTTATTCCATCAAAATTTGGAATTGCTGCATAAGCAAAAACAGGATTAGTAGATGTTCCTGTACCAGGAGATACAGTTGGTGCTCCTCTAAATAAATAAGTCGTACCATTTGTTAAACCATGTCCTGGAACATTTACATTTAAAACACCTGATCCTGCTTGATAAGTTTTAAAACCGTTTTCAGGAATCATAACTGTTGTTATTGGTTCTGTCCTATCTGTTCTAACATTAAGTAATGCAACACCATCTCCACCAATTGATTTAGGCTCAAGTTGTGGTTGCTTTGGTTCAAACTCAGTATAATGAACAAATGAACCATTCCATTCTCTGACCATTTCTTTATATGGAAACTCCATACCCGATCTATCTGAAATAGCTTTTGCATGTTTTCCTGTTGCGTATTTAGACATTAAGTTCCTGGGTAATAAGCTTTAGGTGTAATAAATGTACTTGAAGCTGAACCATCCTCTTGTAATGCTCTTTGAAACTCGTCTTCATAAATAAGTTTCATACTTTGAACTAGTTGTGGTGCATATTTCATAGAAAGATAGTAAGCTAAACCAGAAACCATACATGGAACAAATCTAAAAGGCATGTCAGTTGCATTTGTATATTCCCCTATATCCTGAATTCTTTTTATGTAATAAAAATGCATATCTTTAGATGCATTAGTAGAATCAGGAGTAGGATAAATACTTATACTAACATGATCAATAAATCTTTGTACCCAATATTGATTAGGTGCGCCTTTAGAAAGTTTGTTTGAAAAAGCAGCGTAACTTGATCTATCAACTTTTGTCATTGGACTATCTGATTGATCTGTTTGAGTTCTATTATTTCTTAACTGTGCTTCAAGGACATCGGATATTCCATAAATACCATTTGGATTTGAAGTAGCACTTGTGCCATCTCCACTTGATCTAAAAAATTTATATTCTGCTTGACCTTCAATTAAATCAAGATCTAATTCATCTATTTCCCAATAGTGAATACCTCTGTTGCCCCATTCTTGAAGCATTATATTTAAAGAACGTCTAGCAGTTTTTAATTTAAAACCAGAATAATCTAATACACCAATTCTTTCATAAGCCTCTTCTATTATTTCATCAATAGAAAAAGTTTT